CACAGAGCTAAAGAACTCCTCTGCGATGTTCTGAGGAACGTGTGCAAATTCGTCAAGGAAGATCATGTTGAACGATCCACCACGAACAGCAGAAGCAGATGTAGATGATGCAATAATCCGTGAACCATTCTCTAGCTCAATCGATCCTTTGTTCCACTCGACAATTCCTTGCTGTAGCCAGAGTGGTAGATATTCATACGCGAGCTTAAGTCGGCTAAGAATCTCCCGTGCAGTGGCTTGCTTGTTTGCAAGAATAGCGACATTCATACTCTGGTTGAACAGAATGTAGTGGAGTATGTACGAAACCATTGTCGTGGACTTACCAGACTGACGAGGTAGCTTTGCAATACAGAACCTATTATTATGAACACTATTTACAATATCTTCTTGATATTCATAGAGTTCAAATGGAACAAGTCCCTCGTCTAGAGAGACGATTTTGACATAGTTCTTGATGAAATAAATTGGATCTTGAGAACACTTAAGATATTCTTGAACCTGATCCTTGGTAAATTCAATACCAACTCCGGCAGGTTTAAGATTTGGGTTTCCTAGATAACCACCTTTTTTATTCGTCATCTTCCTGTTTTACCTCATGATTAACATCGATCACTTTTTTCACTCTACTCCGATCAGGATTAATTAGATCCTGTAGATCGGAAGTAGAACCGACATAAATGGCATTCGTGGTATTATTATTGTAGACATTTTCTTCCTTATTGACTTCTTTGACCTGTTTGTGTAGATCCATCAGATCTTTGTTTATAGTGGAAACTGTATTAAGGAGTTGTGCGACGACTTCATAAGCACGAGGCGAATCTCCCTCAGTAGCCACCTTAAGTATGCCATCTATTGCTTCTTTACCCGTACCCATAAGTCCGTAAAGATTCTTACGAATTTTGTTATAGTCTTGTTCTGCATCTGTTTTGGTTAAATCCTTTATTTCTTTTTTGTTTTTCACTATTTCATTTTTGATTTCATCTTTCACTTCAAAATCAATAAATGATGTATCTAATGCCTCAGATATTTTTTCATATGGTTCATTGCTCATAATTTTTTCTATTCGTCATCAAGAGTTATTAATGGATTCTGTATTGCTGGTTTTGTTCTTTCTCTACCATATATGTAACTCTTGGCAATAAAACTAAAGCTCGTTGTCACAAGACGTTTTTCCAAGAAACTACCTTCGTATGTCTCGGACATACCAGTACTGGTCAGGATAATTGGAACATTTACACTATTGTTTAATTCGTTAAAATTCATTGATATTACAAATTCGGGTGAAAACACAGAAGCAACTTGTTCAACTATTTGTAAATTTTCTTCTATTGTTCTAGTAAATGCATATAAGCCAAAATTTACTAAGTAGGGGACTTCCGAGTAATTAAATGATAGCATACCATTCTCATCAATAACTTCGTTTCCATCATCATCTAAAAGATATGTTTGCCTTAATTTATTAACTTTTCTTGTTGGGTCGTAATTCATACCTAGCATTTCAAAACCCAATCTAGGAAGTGTTATTTCAACTCTAACATCCTCAGTTATGGTGCTTGGTTCTTGAATTCTTCTGATGAATTTTTCTTTTGGGCTGTATGTAATTGGTACTCTATTCTTTTCTACAAGTTCCTCCCCGTCAAATTTACCGACATATACATCATTGAACAAATTACCAAACCCAACGACCAGTTTTCTCAAAGATTCGTTACTAAAAAACTCAAACATTAATAGCTACCTTCCGAGAATGGGTTATCATCATTAAAATCAACCAAATCATCTTTTTCTATTTCCAAATTAATTTCTTCATTATCACCTTCCAACTCATCAGAAACAGTATTGATTTGAGTAAAGAAGTCTGCATCGTTTATTGGTTGCTGTGCAAACGGTGGTACTATTCTTTCAGCATTGCTACTATTGCCCCTAATCGTTCTAACTATAGGCTCACCTTCGGCAATACCACCATCATTTGATGGTTCGAATGTACCATTAACATTACCAATAGTAAGTTCTAGCGTTTCTGGATCCCAGTCAATAACCTCTGCTGTTGCGGTTGCATTTCCTAATATGGCGTTTTCATCATTTCCGGATGATTGATCAACTTGATATACAATTTCACCTTTGAAGTAGTTTTCTGTGTATCCGGGAATACCAGTAAATTCTCCGAGAGTAATAACTTGTGCTCGTTGTTTCCTTGCGGCTTCGAAACATTCATCAATATCACATATACCAGTTGCAAAGTCTTCATTGTTATATGCGAATGTCTCCACAAACAGAACAAATGAATACAATTGACCTAATTGGTATAGTGGGTTCTCATGTTCAACAAATGTTATTTCAAATAAACTCCCGGAGAGGGGATAATAAATTAAATCACCTTCCCGTGGACGATCAATGAAACTATTACGTTTTGTTACTTCTTGCATGAACGTTCTTCGTGCAACTCTAAATGAAGCCCGATCCTTAACATCAATACCAAATTTACCAATAATATCTCCTTCACCACCAAATGCCTGCGAATCTTCATGATACATATCAATCAAATATGCAGAATTGAATGATGATGTGGCATCTTCACCAAAAATCACATCTTGGTCATTGAGCGTTCTTGGAATATAATATACATCCCTACCCATTGAACGTATTGTTTCAACGTTAAGATCTTCGAGAAGTTTCTGTTCTCGTTGGTTGTCTCGAATGTATGGATTTCTTGGCATATTATCCCGTTATGAAATTGATTGGTAGTTCGTATTCGGACTGCATTTTCTGTTCTAATTGTGCCACTTCAGCAAGTGCTTCCTGATATAGTTGACCACCTCGTAGTGTAACGCCACCAGTCAATTGTACACCATCAAACTTGGATAAATTCTGTCCCCACTGACGTTTTATTAATGCAGTAACATATTCTTTGAGATAACGATCATTGAAGATTTTTGGAAAATCTGTGGGATTGAGGGCTGCATATGCTTCGATTACAATAAACTGTCCGGGAGTTAGCTCACTGCTCAGTTTAGCATCCATAATTAGACGATCAGTAACCTTACTAAAGTGTAAAACATGTTCTGGATTGAAAAATTGCTCAACCATTTTGATGTATCTCATGGTGCTGTCATATCCAGCTAGACCAAGTGAACTACTATAACCAAGACCTCGATTTACACCAAAATAATCTGTAAGTGCCAATTGATATCTAATATCAAACATATTTTGATTTGCCAATGCACCAAACTTATATACACGGGTTACAGAGAGCATGTCCTTTCCAGTCGGACTGGCTGCTCCAGTATATCCCATCGCTAATCCTATTTTCTTCGTATCAATATATTGGTTCGATATGTCTTCATCTTCTACCTTGTACGAAAAAATGCATCGCTCTACACCATCAAAGTGACGCTCTGCGAAGTATTCTAGTGCATCATCTAATCTTTCTTCTGCCTGTGCATAATCAACATTTATGTCAATTACAGGTGAGCCTAATCGTCTAAATGAATAATCTATTAGAGTTTCTCTGGAATTTGGTCTTGTTGTCATTTTACACCTCTTAGATATTTATCGAATCTAGATGTGCAAATCAAATTTATTTTACAATATCAGTATTGACTGGAAGAGTGACATCAATTTTATGTAGATTATTTACATCATACTGCTCAATTTGATGCTTACGGGGATTATCTGATTTATTTTCCGATGGTTTATAATTGGTAAATCCTGGCATTTGCAGGGGACATTGTAGCTTGGGGTAATCCAACTTGGAATATTCATCACCATCCGCTGTTAACCACGTTCTTTTTTTATCACCACATCCGCACTTGCCGCAATAAAATTTACCTTTCTCTACATTACTCGACATCAATCCTTCACATGGCGCTATATCACCACCAATTGATTTATCACCAAAACAACTGAGAACTCTAAGTCGTTTGGTAGGTCTATTTGTTTTCTTGTTTGTCATTCCACGAGAAATCATAGAAGTTGCAAACGATTGCACCATACTAAAACCCTTTTTAACCATGTTGTTAATCTCCGTATCTGCGGGTGGTCTGCCCGAATCATCATTTAAAGAATAAGTAATTTTTCTTGAACTGCACTGCTTACATGATCTATTCATATCACACTATGTCAGAATCTCCAATTTGAATTATTGCTTCCCCTGTACCCGTTGAAAGGAATAATCTCTTTTTAGTTTCACCAGAATTTGATGGAGCATTTGTAGTATACCCACCTAATGTTGTTGGGTCAAGATAATATGCTTGACCAACTGTCAACCCAGTAAATCCAGAATATTTTCCAGAACCAGCGAT